TCTATCTAATTGAGTTGATCCTGCTTTTGCATAAAACCAACCAACTTCATTATATAAACTATTATGATATGCATAAGTTATTTGACTTGCATCATAATTAATTCCTAAATTATCCCCATCATCTGTAAATACAAAATCTTCAACTAATGATGGTAATTGTTTTACCGTTCCATCAAATGCAAAGAATCCACCACCAAATCCAATCCAGAATACTGCACCTTGCGCAAACACCATTGCATGTTGACCAATACATCCGCAATTTGTACCCATCTGTCTAATTGAGAATGTAAATGGAGGACCAACAAACTGAATCATATATGCTGCTTGATCTGTAAGTACAAAGATGTAATCTTTACCCTGTACAGCTCCAATAATCTCGTTACCCGTATCTAGTCTAAAAGTACCCGCAGTATTTGTAACCGTTGGATTCCAAGTATTAATATCTTCTTGATTTGAAAATCTTATAAGCATTGGATCTTGAGTAGATGGGTCTCCAATAGTTGTTTCTGTTCCAAATAAAAATAAATGTCTGTCTCGATCTGATACAACGCTCATAATAGATGCTGTTGGAGCATTTGCAACAACTGCAGCTCTTGTTTGTAATGCACCTGATATTGATGGGTTCCAAGTAAAGGTTGAACCATTTTTAACTGTTGCAACTAGAATCTGGCCAAAGTTATCTAGCGACCAGGAACCTGGCGCAAGTGTAACACCTGCAGTATTTGATTCTTCTCCCCAATCAACCCAGCTCGTTGCATCGGTCACAGTAACACCTGTTAAATGAGATGCAGCTGTTGATCCATTTACTCCTCTAACACAACCTAAAAACTGCGTTGCATTTTTACTTGCATAAGTAATTAATTCTGTTCCAATATCTATTCTTCCAGTTGCTGGAAAAGCTGAAGTTGAAACAACTGTAATAGTTGTAACGACATTATCTATTCCACCATTTAATGTAGTTGTAGCTGATGTTGGAATTGTTCCACCCCAGTATCCTGTACCATAACCAAATGCAGGAGTTTGAAATGTTGGACCTATAAAAATATATGGAGTTGTAGTTAAAGATCCACCTGCAGTAACACCAGTTCCAGTTTCATTTGATGGCATTGTAACTGTAAAAGTTCCTGATGTTGGAACTGTTTTAACTTCAAAAACATTTGTTGTAAAATTTGCTGATGTATAACTTGTTGTAGGTGCTCCTGGAGTTGTGACACTTGTAAAAATAATATAATCCCCAACCTCTAATTGATGACCTGCTTTATTAATTGTAACTGTTGCTGAACCTGTTGTAGATGTATAAGTACAAGATGTTAGAGCTGTTCCAAGTGGTGTAATATCATAAAAAGAACCTTCATAATAAATAACTAGTAATTTTGAAGTTCCTATTGCTGCATATCTTTTACCATCTAATGCCGTCCACGTATGCTGGTCGCGCGCGGGACCTGCTAAGGTACCAGCAACGAGTTGCTGGAATCCACCTATCTTTTGTGGTTCGCCATAACGAAATCTAATATTATCACCATCAATCCATTGCCCTTCGGCTCCGGTTGCTGTTTGTTGTTTATTGAATCCAGGCTTAAATTGTATCTTCTGTAAAGGCATAAGTATCCTTTATATAATATAAAGCGACTAAATAACAGATAAATTATGACTTAACAATAAGTTCCTTTAATCGAAACCTTAATTTTCCTATAGTATCTGAATATTTTTCATTAATTTCTATTAATGTTTCAATATGTAATTCTAATTTTTCTATTCTTTCGTGTAATTCTTTATTTAATAAAACCTCTGATCTTTTAACCATAGTTTCCATTTCAAGGTTTTCTCTTAATTCTTTTATTTTATTTTCTAATTCTTTTATTTGTAATAAATCAGACATATTTATTTTATGATAACATTAAAAGAAATAGATATTCTATCTTTTTTTGTTTGATTAGGTTCAACATAATGTTTTAACCAAGAAGGAAAAAGATATAAATTTTTTTCAATTGGATTTAGTTTATAGGTTGAACTATTAAAATAGTTGTAATTTTCAAACATATCATCCCAATATACTCCTATTGTTTGAGAAGGATGTTTAAAAACTATATCCCCACATTTATTGTGTGTTTGTAAATAATAAACTCCTGATATAAATGATTTTGGATGGTCGTGTTCTACATTAAAATCTTTATAATTATTTATATTAAACCACATATTTCCAATAGACAAAATAATACTTTTTTTTACTTCCATTTTTTTTGTATATTCAATTGAATAATTCACTATTTCTTTTAATAAATTTTGTATCTCTTTTTGTTTTAAATTTAAATCATTACTTTGATATCCTCCAAAATTAGATAATTTTCTTCCATTTTTTTTATTTTTTAATATAAAATTTTTAATTTCTGTATTATCTATATTTAATTTTTTTTCTAAAATTAAACAATTAAACAAACTAATATAATTATTCATTTTATTTTTTAATATCATTAGGTAACCCTAAATGAGGCCTTCCATCAAATAAATTTTCTTCTGCCCCTTGAGTTTCAACATTATTATAATGTAAAAAAACTTGAGCACAGTGATCTCCTTCAAAAGGTTCTCTCCAATGTTCTAATTCATTTCCTTTATAAATAAGCATGTCTCCTGGATTTAATATAATTTTTATTCCTTTTTTATTTTTTTCGCCAGAGGGTTCTAAATAAATAGGCCATAAATCTCCCCCTAAATTTAAAGTAGTAGAAATTTCACAACTAAATCTATCTTTGTGTCTTTCTAAAACATCTCCTTTTTTATAAATTCTAGCATATGAATAGTTTGGGGTTAATTTTAAATTTGTAACTTTTCGCATTAGTGGGTGTACTTTTAAAAGTAATATCTCCATAACAATATCTGCATAGTGAGAATAAGTTTCTGGAACTTGTTGATCGTTCCATACTCCAAATAAAGTTTCAAATTGAGAAATGTAATTTTTATCAAATAAAGTTCTAGCAACTTGTCTTTTTAATAAAAAATATTTATAGCAAAAATCTGTTAACTCTTCAGAAATAGTTTTTTTAATAATTAAATATTTGTTTTTTTTAAAATCTTTCATTCTAATATAACTGTAATAAATTTTTATTTTCTTTTAGCACGTTTTCATTAACGTGTAAATCAAAAGCAATAGTTATTCTTTCTTCTTTTCCATTATGCATATCAGTATAATGAGGAATACAGTTTTGAAATAAAGAAATTTTACCAGTTAAATTTTTACTTTTATAAATTTCAGGCTCATTAATTTGATTTACAGGATTTATATAATTAGTATTAGTATTTTTACACTGTACACATATATGACCACCTAAATATGTATCTTCATTTGTTCCATGTATATGTGGCTTTATTTGTTCTCCTTTTCGCATAACGTTAGCCCAACATTGAATGTATAAATGTGGATAAGGTTTTAAATTTAATTTTTCTAAAAAATTATTATGACATAACACAATTTGTTCTTTTAGTTTTTGTATTTCTTTTTCTTTAAATTTTAATACATTAAATTTTTCAAATCTCGATGTTAAACTTTTTTTACCTAATCCTGTATAACCATCTCCTTTTTTTCCAGAGGGAAATTTTTTTAAAATATTTTTTTCTTTTAATAAAATTAATTTAGCAATTTTTTTAAAATCTACATTATTGATAAAATCTTCATATAAAAAATATTGCCATTCTGGAGCAAAAAAATTATTTTTTTCTTTACTTTTTAAAATAACAATATTAGCTTTACTATTCATTTTTTTATGTAATTGAAATTTAATATTATTCTTCTATCTACATTTTGTTTATATATTGCAGAATGATCAATTGTAGCATCAAAAATTAAAATTCTATTTTCTTTTGACTTTATTTTTATTGGATTTTTTTTAAATAAAATAGTTTCAGAATCACAATTATTTAAATAAAAAATAGAGGTGGTAACCCTACTATCATTATAATCTGTATGATAACTACTACAATATTCTTTATTTCTATTTACTGTTAAATTAGCTCTTACTTCTATTAAAGATAAACAATTTAATTGATTTAAAAATGGAATAATACAGATTTCAAATAAAGAAGAATTTATTTTGTAATCTTTATAAAAAGAATGTGTAAAATAAAAAGAATCTTTTTTATTTGGAGTTGTTTTACTTCTCCAAAACCATGGCATTTCACTATTAAATAAAGTATTTTTTATATTATCAAATAAATTTTTTTCTAAAAAATTATCTATAATTTTGTAATTCATTTAAAAGGATCTCCTAACATCCAAATAACTAAACTATATCGTATGCCTTTTATAACTGGTTTTACTCTATGCCAAACATGTGAAGGAAAAACCACCACAGATCCTTTAGGTAATATTTCGTTGCATTTAATATTTATATTTTTTCGATGTCCTTTATAAAAGGAAAATTCTAATTCCCCGCCTTCGTATTCTTTTGAATCAGATAAAGAACATGTTACAGATAATTTTCTTATTTTACCTGAATTTTCATTATTTTTATCATATGGATCTTCAAAAGAATCTTGATGCCAATCATAATATTGATTTAATTTGTATTTAGTAAATTGACAAGGCTCTGGATAATCTATTTGAAAATTCCATTTAGCATTTTTATTTGCAATATTTATGTAAGGCAGTATAGCTCTATATACCCAAGAATCTTTTATCCAAGCTATATTTGAGTTCCTTATTTTTTTTAAATCTTTTATTTCTTTTTTTGATAATTTATCATTTTTAAAATGACCAACTACAGCTAGTTGTTCTTGTAAAGATTGACCGTGCTTTACTATTTGATCACATATTCTATGTGGTATTGCATTTTTAAAATACCAATAATTCCATTTTAAATTCATATTTCAATTTAAAAAGAAATATACTTATTTTACTTTAAAGTAAAGACCAATTAAGTGTTTCAGAATTCCATTTATACTTTATTTTTTCACTTATTGTTTCTCCTACCCAACATTGATTAAGTTCATCCCAACTTATAAATAATTGATTATTATCAATAAAAGAAACATTAGGATATAAAATGGGTGCTTGCCAGTCGTCATTGGCGTCTAGCGACCAAGATGTAAAAGGTTGAGGTGCAATAAATTTATTTTTTGTGGAATTAAACGTATATCCGATTCCAGCGTATTGTTTTCTAAAAGAATTATTTTTACATGTTTGAACCCATTTAACTCCATCGATAGATAAAGCTGTGGTTTTTTTAAAATTTTCAGCAGCTTGTTCTGACATGTTTCCACCATTATTAGCTACATCAATAGGACAAGCAACCTGAACTCTTAAAACTTTATTACTACTATCAATTTCAGCAAAATACGCTACATTTGTCATCATCATGCTATAGCCACTGTTCCATCAACGGTAAAAGTCAAAAGAACATCTCCTCCACCTAATGTTGTTTTTGTGTTTGTTCCCGGAGCAACTGTAAGTAATGGACCTGTAGCTGAAGGTACTCTTAAATAAATAATTCCATTTCCACCTGATCCACCTGGGTAAACTTGAAAAGCATTAGATCCTCCACCACCGCCTCCGCCACCTAATCCATTTGTTCCAGGTTGAGCTGCGATTTCACTTCCCCCAACTCCTGTTGCATTTCCACCATGTCCTCCACCCCCAGATCCACCCTCTCCTCTAGCATCAGTATAATATGTTCCACCTCCTCCACCTCCGGCATAAGTTACTGAACTTCCACTTATTGAATTTGCAGAACCATCTCCTCCATTTGCTCCATTGCTCCCTGTAGCAGTTTGACCGGCTTGACTAGCTCCTCCTCCACCACCTTTTCCCGTGCCAGCACCAGCAACTCCACCTGGACTACCTTGAGGAGGACTTGTTGGAGGAGTATTTCCTGATCCTGCTACTGCTGGAGCTGCAGCACCTGCTCCACCTGAACCTCCAGGTTGTCCATTACCAAGTGGACCATCATTAACACCACCTCCACCTGTTGCTGTAAAAGTTGTAAAACCTGACCCGCTTAATTGACTATTTCCTCCTCTTTGAGTAGCTGTAAAGCTACCTGTACCTGCCGAACCTGAACCTACAGTGACTGTATATGTAATTCCTTTTTTAAAACCTAATTTTGTTCCACCTGGAAAAGATGTACGATACCCACCTGCACCTCCTCCACCATATAGACTTGTTGCACCTGCTCCACCTGCTACAAGCAAATAATCCATTTCAATAAGTTTTTCTCCTGACGTAAATCCAAATCCTTTTGCTGATCCAGCTCCACGTGTTGAATTTAAAGGCATTCTTTCTACTCCTATTTAAATTGCGTTAATGCTGCTAATACTGTGTATGTTGATGCTGCTGTTTTAAGAGCTGTGTAAGTGTAGACATCATTAGATGAAGCGTTTCCAGCTGTTGGAGCCGAGCCACCTTGATAAACTACTGTAACGTTTGTAGTTGTGCCATCAACTTGTACTACGTCATTATAAAATGTTGTGTTGCCTTGTTTTGTAATTAATGCAACTGTTGCTGATTCACCTACAGCTAAAGCTGCGTTTAATGCAGTTGAAGAATTTCCTCTTAAATTTACTGTAAAATTAGAACCTAAATTAACGTTTTGAAAATATACAGCTTGTGTAAGTACATCATAAGTAAATGTAGTTATATATGTAGTTGAAATTGTAGCATTTTCAAATACACCAAATATTTTTGATTCACCATTTAATGTAATTCTTCCAAGATCACCTTTTGGTGTTAATGTTAAACCAACATTTGTATCTCCACCTGTTGCAGAAATTACTGGAGAATTTCCAGCTGCAGCATTTGCTATTGTAATTTCATTTGTAGCTGATGCAGTTGTTGAAAATTTAATTTGTTCGTTAGAATTTTCATCACCAATAAAATTACCACTATCAATTAAAATATTTTTTGCATTAGTATCTAAATTTGCTGCAAGTGTTGGAGCAAAATCATTAGATAATTTTCCAATGTTAGAATCTACAACATCAGTTCCATTTAAATATAAAAGTTTTGTTCCTTTATCTGTTGCAGAGAAAGTAACACCTGTTTGACCAGCAACTTTTACTGTTACAGTAAAAGCACCTGAGGTACTATTTTTAATTACATAAACTTTTTCATCTGGTCCTGTTGCATCTGAAGGAATAGTAACATCTACATTTCCTGTAATAGTTCCTGTAAGTTCTAATACTGCATTTTTACCATTTGAAAGTGCACCATTAGTATATGTTAATGTAACTCCTGTTGTTGCATTTAATGCAACCGATTCATAACCAGCAATTGCTTGCTGAAGAATAACTAAATTTGTATTTGTAATATCACCCCATGT